GGCAGAGAATTATATTGACCCTGTCCTGGGTGAAGTCCAACTAGATCAACTGCATGCTAGCTTCATCAGCAACATTAAAGCGAAGACTCGATGGGAAGACAGAGTAGCGCCGAAGATAGCTCGAGAAATGAAGCCATTGTTCGACACGCATATCCCGCTATTTCTAAAGGCGCGCCTTAAGGAGTCTGATATCGATCGCTTCTATTTGCGGTTCGCTCATAAGCTTTCGCTAGATGGCGGTCCTGACAGAGATCAATTCGCAGCTGAGCTAGGGCGCATGCTATATAATACAGCTAATCTGAATGGCACGAAGAATGACTGGTACACTGTCGGCAAAGAGCTAATGGAAGCTCCTGGCGCGAATAAGCTATACACACTAGATACATTTGGTGTTCAGAAGAGACGGATGCGCTCTCGGATGGGTGGCAATTACTTCGGCCCCTACTACGACACGCTATCCTTCAACGTCAATATCAAGGATCCGAGGCTTCGTGAGTATTCAAGGCTGAGTCGTTCGGTGGAGCTGGGTCTGCGGCTAGGCGTCCTTGAGAGCAAGAATCGTCTGTTGATACGCCCTGGCTTCAAGACGTACTTCATGCGCAACAAGGTTGGGTTCCTTGAGGACACTCGTATACCAATCACCTCTACCTCTAGCTTCTCAGACTTCCCAGAGAGCCTAGTGGACAAGGACCTGGCCGATGCATTGACATGGACATCCAAGGCCCAATACAAGATCGACCCAGAATTCTACGACTTCACTACGAAGCTAATTAATTTCAGGGATGACAAAGGCCGCGCCAAGTACTTCGACGAGATCAACTTCTTGAAGAAGCATCTGGTAGGCCGTAGTGATACCTATGAGAGGTTCAAGGCGATGCAATGGCTAAGGCAGAAGGATGCAGCCTTCAGCAACCAGCCATTTGTTGATCACCGCCTCAGGATATATGAGCGCGGTCTGATTGGTCCTCAGTCAGGCGAGACATTCAGACCCTTCTTGAGTACGGCTGAATCACAGATATTAGGGCGAGAGGGGCTAGATACGTTGATAGATCAAGTCGGGGCATTCTTGGGAGGTCTGGACGATTTCTTTGAAGGCAAGTCCAACTCCCTGACCGTCTCAGGGCGTAAGGCTATCTTCGCGAGATGGGAGTCTGCCTTACTTAAGGTGGGCAACCATATGCTACGTGGCAAGCCTGAAGATATTAGAAGGATCCTTTCTACTGCAATCGTACAGCGTATTGATGGCGAGGAGCTTGGGAAGTTCTTTAGACTAGCCCAGGAGACTGCCAAGATTGATGCGCATTTAAAGAGCGGAGGCACGCTTGATAGCTATAGAACCGCCCTTGCGCTGGAACAAGATGCATCGTCTAGTGGTGCACAGATCATTGCCTTGACTACTAAGAATAAGCAGCTCGCCAATCTCAGCAATGTCATCACAACCAAACAGAAGCAGAGATTATACGATGAGATCGCCGCTGCCACTTTCCGCGATCCGAAGTTCATCCTCCTTAATCAGAGGCTCGGACTTAGCGAGAAGGATCTCAGGAGGGCTGCGAAAGCAGCAAACATGGTAGAATGTTGCCATGTATAAATACCGTGAATTCAGAGGAACTCTCTATGAGACAACCCTGAGCCAAGCTCGGCTGGTAACAGCCTTGAAGGTGCAACGACTAGGATAAACGATCCATTTCGGATTATGAAATCTGTAGGATCATGCCAGATCCGAAGCGCGGTAACGTACAACCCTGAAAAGGTGTCGACGTAAGAGATAGTCTAATCTGTATAGCAATATACAGCAGGAGTAGGTCATGAATTACAATTCGCAATACGCGAGATTAATAGCTCAGCATGGAACAACATCCAAGCCAGCACAATACTACACAGAGAGACACCACGTACTGCCAAGATGTATGGGCGGTAAAGACATTAGTGAAAATCTGATCTATCTGTCAGCAAGGTGCCACCTGCTCGCTCATTGGCTGCTGATGAAGGCTTTTCCGAAGGTTAGAGGGCTGAAGACCGCATACGCTACAATGTGTTCCAGAGAGGGTATTAGGCTAACACCTAAAATGTATCAGCTGGCAAAAGACGCCGTGAGCGGTGACAACTCGATGTTAGCTAGGGCGGTAGTTACACCACGAGGCCGTTTCCCCACTATCTCAGCGGCTGCTAAGGCGCATGGTGTTGTTAAGGCGATAATCTCGAGAAAGGCTGGAAGTAATAACGTATTACACCAAGGCTACTACTGGGTGGATCATATTGTAATCGGCGATATAGCCGACGGAAGGAATGCGCACCACTTGAGAAAAGGGGCATGCACACCCTTCGGGAATTTCGAATCAGTCCGTGAAGCTGGTAGAGTGATTGGCATACATCACTCTACTATATCAAAGCGCATAAGACGCGGCGATAAAGGCTACTCCTACTTAAAATGAACATTCTATGGCGCAGGAGAAAGAACCGCAGCGCTAAACGTGGAAGCGAAATTGGCGAAGGCTCTCGGCCTGCGTGACGGCCTGATGGTAATCAGGGCATCAGAAAGAGACTCGGTGCTAGGCGAGATCTCGGCGAGAGCAGCACGATTCAAGATATCGGATCCAGCAGCTCAGAAGAGCCTCATGAAGCTCAGACAACGTGTGAGAGATTCCTTCGATAAGGGGCAAGACCCTGGCGATGATATTCTCTCGCAGCTTTGGTTCCTGGACGCAGAGACGCGTGGGCTAGTAGAGCGGCTTTCATCTAGCTACACACGGATCGTAACACCGGCTGACTTCAAGAAGATCGCCAGAATCATGAGCGATAATTTGGCGGATCAAGCCCCTATTGCAAAAGCATTCACGCAATACATGGGGAAGCTGGCCCAAGACTTCTTCGAGACCAGCAAGCCGGCTGACAGCGACTTCAGCTGGACGGCCATCTTAAAATCGCAGGTGTTCTCTAAGGGTAAGCGTGGATTCACACTCCCTGATCGCGCCAGTGAGATACTAGGCCTCAAGGCAGGCGAGCCATTATCCGAGAAATTCCTGAAGGGACTAGGCGTATGGGCCCCAGGGAATACGTTGGATGTGTTGATTAATGGCCCAAAAGGTCCAGGTAATCGCAGGACGGGTCTGAACGTCTTTAAGATAAAGCCTCTGGGCTTCAAGATCAGTGATGGGATAGAAATTCTGAAAGCGAATAAGCTTCCGCGAAAGTGGACGAACGCCCCGTGGGTGAACTTTGATGGCAAGACAATCGAGCAGAACTTCACCCAAGTATTCGAGGAGCGCCTTACATACCAAGATGCTGATGGCAGATGGGTAAAGAATATCCTCCAAGTCCCTCAGAAGACAGAGGCGACATGGTGGGAGCAGTATGTGTTAAACGAGGGTGGGCATATCAACGATATTGCTGATATCTCCAAGGCTCGTACGGCCTTCGCTGTCAACGGCAACCACGCCAATGACGCAACGATGGTTAAGCAGCTGCATCTCTGGGGAGCCCGTAATGGCATCCCCACCTCTACCGTACACGACGCGTTCTTCCACAATATAGCGCACATGATCCCTGTGCGGAGGGGGTTGAGAGATATCTACGCCAACACGCTTTCGAGGAATGTTATTAAGGACACCCTTGATGAGATGCGGGCGCGAGGTTTGCCGAAAGCGATCTATGACGCACGATTGCAGGAAGCGATAGACTTAGGTCTGATCCCTGTAGCGGGGCGGTCCAAGGTCAATGGAAAGGTATTAACAAAGGATGACATCTTGAAGAAGGGTGACATCCTCGAGGATTTGAACAAGGAGCCATACGGTGACGACAGGAACTGGTATGGAGTAGGCTAACGAAATAATAAGGGACGGTACAATGCCTCCAGATCACGAAGATGAGAAAAACCCGGATGTTTCCGGTACACCAGACGTTACTGGTAATGATGATGACAAGAAGAAAACGCCTACAGTTCAGGAGCAAATTGCTGCTGCTGTAGCTGATATTAAAGGCAAGCTAGATGGGGCATACGTCGCTCGCGATGCTGCATTAAAAGAAGCGGAGAAGCTCAAAGCTAAAGAGGCTGACGCGGCTATAAAGGCCCTTGAGGCTGACGGCAGGCACAAGGAAGCCTATGAGGCAACACTTGCGCAGAGAGATGCTAAGATCGCTGTACTGGAAGAGGAGAATTTGAGCCTTTCCCGAGACAACGAGCTACGTCTGCTGTTAGCTCCACATGCTTTCAAGACGGTACGCGCCTCGGGAGTGGCCTTTAAAGAAGTCTTGAGTGATCTTACAAGAAATAAAGCGGGCGCTTGGGTGGATTCCCAAGGAAGATCCATGGAAGCTTCGGTGAAAGCCTTTGTTGCTGATCCCGAAAATGCTTTCCTCATTAAGCCGAAATCACAGTCCGGCGGAGGCACATCTCATGATAAGCAGACGAGCCGATCCTCCAATGACGACGGTAAACCTAAATCCGCATTTGCTAGCTCCCAAGATGAAGTCCTCGAGAGAGCGGCAGCGCGGCTACAAAAGTAAGGAGTCTTAAATGACCGTACAAACAACGATAGCTGGTGTATCAAATGAAGTACTGCAGGAAGCCCTCAGCGAGTACTCTGACGAAGCCTACACAGAAGCTCGTAGGCTCTCAGGCACAGGTCTGGTGGGATCCAACTCAAATATAGACACGTCCACTGAGACGTTCATCGGCCAAGTCCGCTGGGACAAGCCACTCAACCCTGTCATCAATGTAGCATCGATTACCGATGCCACAGATGGCACACCGACTACCACAAGCACTGACTTCCTACGCTATGTCAAGACTGTTCGTACCCACGGTGCGGATGATATCAACATCAAGAAGGTCATCACTCAACGTGACGGACTCGCCAAGATCGGTCGCGATTTCGGTAAAACCCGCGCCACTGATGAGCATAATGCGATTCTGTCAGTGCTCAAGGGGGTAATGATCTCTGAGCTGTTGAACGGCACTGCCGCTGCTGGTGGTGGTACCGGGCTTGGCGGTCAGACGTTTGATAATGATCCGGCTGACAAGAAGTACGGCTTCTATGTCGATCTGGGTGCTGCAAAGACCATTGTTGCTGCTAGCACTACTCAGCAAGGCGCACAGCGTGCTGAAGGTTTCTTGAATGCATTCGGGATGGCTTATAAGGATCACGAGCCGGCTTGGGCGTATCTCTTGACTTCTCCAGAGACCATGGCATCCTTGCGCTCAGCCAATCTCGTTGATCAGAGCCGTGTCAGTGATGGCAATATTGAGTTCGAGACCATCTTTGATGGCAAATTCCGTATTCTACAAACCCGCGCGACCCAGAGCTTGAGCACTGCCGAGATCACCAAGCTGAATACAGGCGTCGGCTTAGATATTGTTGGAGCAAAGACCAGCTTCATCATATTGCCAGGCTCTATCGCAATGGAGGCGCTAGCTGTGCCAGTGCCGGTAGAAGTGGAGCGCTCTGCTGCTGCCTACAAGGGCGGCGGTAAGTCCTCAATCTGGCGTCGTTGGGGCTATGTATTGGCTCCAGCAGGCTACGATTGGGCGGGTGATCAAGAAAGCTTCCCTACTGATGCAGATTATATGTCAGTAATGGAAGGCGCTACTCAGCTGGCTTTGACCAGTGTCGTCAGCCCCACTCTTGCGGCCACTAACGGTGTATTCGTGAGGAAGACATCGTCAGCATTGTCACTAGGCATCCTTCCAATACTTCACAGCTAAACAGGAGGCGGCATGGCCTTGATCAAAGGTAAGAATGTGTATGAGAGCAATGCCCTCGAGAAAGCCA